TCCTTCGGTGGCTTTAACTATTGCAATATTGATTTTGTCTGCTACGGTATCAGCTAATCCTGCTAAATCTGTTGAATCTCTTACAACCGGATTATCAATATTGACCTCGATGTGTGGGCTGACCGTAATAATTCTATTACCAACGGTGGTGACGGCATTTCCCATTTGCCCTGCTGCGGGGTTTCGTTCTAACCCTGGCACTAAATTATTTTGTATGGAGTCTTGCATGCGTTCGTACTGCTTTATGAGCTCAGGCGAAAAAGTATCACCGTCTTTGATGCCTAATTTCTTACGTTCTTCGCTGATCATATTTTCCCGAACACGCTCTAATCGGGACGTGTTATCAAAAGAAAGCTGAGTGGTAACTCCGTCTTTGGTATAGCTACCCGTGGTTGTTGTCATAGCGTCCCTGATTTCTTCTAATTGCTTTCTATGATTTTTAATAGCGTCAAGAGCAACGCTTTGAACGGCTTTTCTTTTTTCTTCTTCTGCCCATTTAGTCGCCGCAACTTCATCTACTCCCTTTTTCTCCCAGGCTTTTTTCTCTTTTTCAATAGCTTTAAGGCGAGTTTCCAAAGATGATTCAAACGCAGCATTTAATTGATCAACCGTCGAATCTGTAAAATCACGCATTATTTTAGCCTTTTGGGCTTCGGCCCATTCTGTTATAGTCACCTCATCTAATTGCTGTTTTTTATACTCCAGCACCTTTTGGTCTAAATCATATAATTCAGCCTGCAAGGCATCATGCGTTGCTTTGTAGGTTTGGTCTACTAAGGCTTTTGTGGCCTTTGCGTTAGCGGCAATTACGGCTTGTTTCTGTTCTTCAATTCTTGCCTGTTCTTTTGCGGCTTCGGCAGCTTTTTGTTTTTCCCGCGCGGCAATTTTCGGGTCTGGTTCATTTATTTGTTTTTGCCTTTGCTCTTCTTCTTCTGATGATAATTGTACATACTTATGAGTATTAATTGGTGCAAATGGTAATACCGTTTTTGCAATAAATTTTGGTACGCTAATTTCATCAGTTTCTTTTTCATATGTGCCGTCATCATTTTTTCTAACTTTAGCGTTAAATTTATCAACAGGCCTGGCCGTATTTTGTTTTGATTCTAATTTTTCTTGCGAATCAATGTAATCACTTAATCCTTTTTCAGCCAAGGCAATTGCAACAGCTAGCTTTGCCCACCCTGGCAATGGCAGACCTAAAACCTGCGTCAAGCCACTTAGCGATGTGTTCAGTAACGCTATTTGGCTGACAGTTTCGATGCTTTGGATAACCATGCTCTTTTGCGCATCTGTCAAATTCTCAAAACCCTCATAAGCTCCTTGTACCTCTCCCATCATATCTTTAAAGACGGGTAATAACGCGACACCTAATTCAACCATCAACATTTGAGATTCTGCCTTTAAACGGCGCATTTGGTTGGCGGGGCTTTCAAGCGTCCGTGCTAAATCACCTTGAGCCGTTGACGTTACTTGCAATAACGTGTAATACCTTGCCATTATTTTTTGTTGATTGGTTAATTCCTCGCCCTGCTGTGCAAGCCCCATGCGCCAAGCTGTTTGTTTTACGGTGTTTTCATCCAAGGAGATGCCCAAATCTTTTAGCGGCTTAACTTCTCCTGTTAAGCCAGATTGTATTTTTCTGAACGCATCCTCGGACGATAAATTATAAAAAGAGGCCATATCTTGCGCTAATTCAACCATGCTCGTTGATAACTTATAAGCTTCAGCATCTGTCAGCCCCATGGCTTGAGTCATTACAAAAAGCGTACCGGCTTGTTTACGCAATTCCTCATCATTTAAGCCTAACTCTTTTCTTAAATTTACTGACCATTCCCGAGCTGAATCTGCCATGCTACCGAAAGCGGTTTCAAACAAAGATTCCGATTCAACTGATTCGGTAGCAGCTTTGACCGATAAGACGGCTAACGCTGAAACGGCAATGCCTACGGCGTCATAAGCCTTAGAACCCGCTGCCATAGCCCCGTCAAATTTCATTTTGCTGCTTTCAGACCTTGCTTTATTGACATTTTTAATCTGTACTTCTAAGTTCGCTTGAGCTTTTTGTTCTCTTAACAAACGTTCTTCTAACCGTTTTGACGCGTCGCTTTCAGCCCCATACTTTTTGACTGATTCACCATGAGCGAATGTAGTTAACTGTACTTGTTTTTGCTGTTGTGCTAAAACCGTATTTAAATGTGATAATTTATTTCCCAATGCCCCTGCGCTGCTTTCTGCGCCAGCAAAACTTGATGAATCAATATCCATACGCAGCTTTTCTAGGCGCATATCACGGTTAAGTTTGTTTGTTGCTTGTGTTACTTCTTTGCTGGCACCGGCATAATCTTTTTCAAACTTCGATAAATCAAGACCAAGCTCTATGGCTAATTCTGCAACAACGGTTTTTTCGGACATTTTTTCACTCCCTTACAAAACAGAGTCTATTGGCACTGTCTTTTCTTCATTTTCTAAAGCATTTACAATTGTCAAATCGTAGATATATTCGATTTCTTCGGCATCGATAACTAATTTTGTCCAATGATATTCTCGGTGTAAGACTCCATATAAACGAATTAATTTTTGATATGATGTTAATTCATTGTCATGCGGTTCATTGTTTTTCAGCGCGGGCATTTCTTTTGATTTTTCATTAAGCAAAATCAAAATTTCATTTTTCACAAGTTGGTATAATTGCTGAATATTATTTTTTATATTATTCGTGCCAAAGGCCTTATTGATTATGGCCTTTTTTCTATTTTCAATTTCCAAGTTCTGCTCGAAAATATTTATTTCATATTGTTTTGTTAAAATATCAAAAAACTTGTCATTTGTAACAAGCTCTAATTTATCCAAACCTTCTTTTTGTTTTCCCCTTATTTGTATAGCATCTGCTTCTAACTTCTCAATCAACCGCCATAGCCCCATCGTCAAAGGTTTCAACTCACACTCATGATCATCTATTTTTATTTTCATTTTTCTCTCCTTATTTCAAAAAAGAGGGATGGACAAATTGCCCACCCCTTAGAAAATTTAAGCTTGATTCTCAACCGAGGTGTACCAAGCGCTCCCTGTTGCTGGCAGATAGCCTGTTGCATCTTCTTCGGCAGTCAATTTCCATTTGCTGTCAAATTCTCGGACGACAAACTTACCAGTGATTTTATCCGTTTGAAAATTGATGCTTTCTTTTTTTGTTTCGTAAGTATCATTCGGCACGTTGAACATGCCTTTCAGCAATTTAACGAATTTCTTTTTCCCGCTTGCCTTTAGGCCCTCGAACATAATCGCTACATAAGGCGCAACGTCTGTTCCTGCGCTGGTCATAACACCTGCAACAACCGTATGACCAAGTAAAGCTGCTTGATGCTCAATAGGCAAATCCTTCAGGGCAATTTCAACTGTAATTTCGCCCAAGGTGTTACCAACCTCAGCAGGCGCATTGTCAGCGTATAATGTAGCCGAAGAGCTGGCAGGGTTTACGCTAGCAGTAATAATCCCTGGTACGGCTACCGGTGGGCCATAAGTAGCACCCTCGGCGGTGTCCGTTAATAAAGGCGCATAATGAAAATTAGTTAATCCAATTCTTGACATCTTGTATCACTCCATTTCTGCGATCACGAATCGCACTGTTTGAATATTTAAATCATCTTGCACAAAACAACTACTAAACGATCTAATAAAGCCTAAATCCAACATAACTTCATCAATTTTTTTGGATAATGGGTATGTTGATGTTTTTTGAGTTAGCACATCGACCGTAATAGTTATTCTTGATATTTGTTCCAGATTATCGGCTGATAAAGCCGGAACGTTACTAATTTCTTGATAGACAATTAAGGGGTACGTGCCAGCATCAGGCGATTGGCCATAATAAATGCCACCAACAGCCAACGCTACAATCTCGGCATTAGTAGATAATGCTGCATACACCTTTTCCTTAACGGTTAATAGCATGTTTTTCGCACCCCTTCCTTATTGCCTCAATTATTCGTTGTTTGACAGAATCTGCTTTAGCGTCAAAAGCAGGATACATAAAGGGATTTTTGCGTTTGCCGAATTCAACAAATTGGCCATAAGCAATGCCTTTTTTGTCTTTTGCGTCTGCTAAAATTCTTATTTTTCTTCCCTTATCCCACTTCACTAGGTGGACGCTTTTTGCCAAATCGCCACTAACTTCATGTATGCGCAATTTCATCTCCGTAGCTACATCCTTCGCGCCTTCTTCTAAAGCCTGTTTCGCTGCTTCTTCAACATCTTTTCCAAGCGCTATGAAAAAATTCCTATCAAAATTTCCCCGTTTGCGTTTAAGCATGAGCCACCTCAAACAATTCGATGCATTCTAATTGCATAAATGCGTTTCGTTCGCCAATGTTAAGCGGTGGAGCACTTTGAACAAAAATTCGTGAACCATATTTAATACGGTCGGTATAAATGATGCCGCTATCGTACCTCAGTTTTATCCGATTAATTGTTTTAACGCTTTTTTCAACGGTTCCATCAACGCTTTTAGCCGTTATAGTTGCAATATTCGCCCATTTATTTTTTTTATCAACGTAAGATGCTACCAAATTCCCTTCTGCATCCCTTGTTTCCACCAATTGTTGAATAATTACTCTGCAATTTAATTCTCCCGGGTTCATAATATCGCCTCCGGTGTAGGCGTGTATTGCAACTGTGCTAACATCGAACGGATTGTGTAGCCATAATCCTTAGCCGTGCCTAGTTCCCGATTTTCGTATAAATCAGAAATAATTATTAGTTGACACATCTCTGATTTAACAAGAAAGGCCGCATTGTCAGCGGCCTTAGCATCATAGTCAGTCACGGCATCGCGAATATTATTTTCAGCGACGGTCATGAGGCGGATAAGTAGCTCATCCTCAACTTCGCTGTCAACTCTTAAATACGTTTTTACATCCTTGAGCGTTAAAGACATTCCGCCTCACTCCTTTTATGCTACAGTCAATTGTAAGTAAGACACCGCGGTAGTATCACCTGCGACAACATCAAAACGTTCGATGGCACGCAATAACAATGTATTAGTTGAAAATCCTGCCTCGGTAGAAGAATCAACAGTGACTTGTTGACGGTCAAAAAACTTGATT